TGTCTTCTGTACACCGATTGACCCGACGGGCATGGGGGGTCGCGCGTGCGTCTGATTGATTGGGGGGTGGTTTTGGTTTTCGGGATTACTTATATTTTTCCCGGGTTCCGCCCGACGTTTGGGCCGGTGTGAGCTAATGTCCTTTTAGCGTGCGTCCGTTGTCATGGTGGCCCCTCTGACGGGCTGACTCATCCACCGACCGGGACGGGTGGAGACAGAAACTTGGTCTGTAACTGGTGGTTGTTTACTGGTTTTAGGTAGTTACAGTTGCTTTGTTTTGTTTGTGTTTTATGGCTAAGGATCGTGTTTCTAATGTGAGCTTGGTTGCGTCTGGTGATTGGCGGCCGTCTAAGCATGCTAGTCGGGTTGATAATGCGGGTGTTGCTGATGTGTCTGAGGATGCTCGTATTTGGGATGTGTTGGATTATTGGCAGAAAGTTTTTGATCTTGCCCGGGTTGATGTGCATGAGCGTGGTGTTCGGATTGAGAATGCGGGCGGGCAGGAAGTGCCTAATCCGTCTACGAAGGTTATGAAGGAAGCGTCTGCTGAGATTCGTGCTTTGTATGCGATTCTTGGTGTTGGTCCGCTGAATCGTGCTCGGCTTGGTGTCAGCACGGGTGGCGGCGATGATGCTGATGATGACGATATTGGTTATCGTGGCTGAGTCTGATTTTCCGCGGCTTGCGAAGTTTGGTTATACGTATTGTCGGCATGTGATGGGGCCGATGATTGGTAAGCCGGTTGAGTTTGAGCCTTGGTTGGCGGATGATCTTACGTTGGCGCTTGAGGTTGAGCGTCGTGGTGAGCAGACTCGTCGTGTTTTTAATAATGTTGTTTTGTCGTATGCGAAGAAGCATTCTAAGACGTTGACGACCTCTACGGTTGGTTCGTTTGAGATGTCTCCATTTCAGTATCCGAGTGGGGGTGCTCAGAATGTGAGCTTGGCGGGGACGAAGGATCAGGCGCGTTTGGCGTTGGATCCGGTGCGGCAGATGTTGAATCCTCAGTCGGCGGCGTATAGTCCTAAGTTGGCTAAGTTGTTTAAGCGGTATCGGAATGAGGTGCACCAGGGGGATTCTATTTGGAGTGTTTTGCCGCATGATGCTGATAATGTTGAAGGTATTTTTCCGAGTTTTGCTTCTTGTGATGAGTATGCGACTCATAAGACGCAGACGCTGAGGGATAATGTGCGTACGGCGATGATTGCGCGTAGTGATCCGTTGATGTTGACGATTAGTACGAAGGGTGATTCGACTGATCGGCCGATGTATCGTCTTGAGAAGGCGATGTTGAAGCATCCTAATTTGCGTTGGGTTTCGGAGTATAAGTGGGTTGTTGAGGATCGTGATGCGGGGCTTCTTTATATTAGTTGTGGGTTGCCGGAGGATTTTAATGGTGATATTGAGGATCCGGCTGTTTGGCGTGCGGTGAATTTGGCTTCGTGGATTACTGATGATTCGTTGCGGAAGATGTGGCATGATGAGTCTGTCTCGGAGACGGCTTTTCGTCGTAAGCATTTGAATCAGTGGGTGCCTGATGTTTTGCATGCTGGTGTGTATCCGGCTGAGTGGGATGCGTGTTGTGTTGAGGGGATTTCGATTCCTGAGGGTGCGCGTGTTTGGTCGATGACTGATCTTGGTTTTACTGATGATTGGACGGCGCATGTTCGGTGTGCGTGGGTTGGTGATCGGTTGGTGGTTGAGGCTGATATGTGGGAGCCTCCGGGTGGTGGTTTGGAGATTGATATTCGTGCTACGGCTGATCGTAGCGCGATGAGGGATCATGAGCGTTTTCGGGTGGTTAGGTGTGGGGCTGATCCGTGGAATGCGAAGATGTTGTTGCAGGATTGGGTTATGCGGGGTTGGTCGGCGTTTGAGGTTCCGCAGAAGAATGAGGTTATGGTTCCGGCGAGTAGTGCGTTTTTGGAGGCTATTCGTAAGCGGCAGATTGCGCATAATGGTGATGAGCGTTTGCGTTGGCATATTTTGAATTTGCGTCGTAAGGAGACTGAGCGTGGGTGGCGTTTTGTGAAGTCTGATGATGTGTCGTTGAAGGTTGATGCGGCGATTGCTGCTATTGGTGCTGTGCATTTGGCTTTGGGTGAGCAGGGTTCGTCGTTTGAGAGTGATGGGCTTTTTCTTTAGCTCTAGTTACGATGCGCCGCTTGTGTGTGGGTGTTGTGAATCTTTTTCGGCGTGGCTCTATTCTTAGAATTCATTTGCTTGATGATACGAGCGTTGAGGGCGTTTTTGTGCGCAAACGCGGGGCGTATCTGGTTTTGTCTAAGGGCAAGATTGGTGCGGGTGGGGTGTTTCACGAGCTTGGTAGTGAGCGTTTGATGGTGCCTAGGGTGTTGGTGCGGTTGGTTGAGGTGCTGTAGTGATTGTTCGTGGTACTGCGGGTGATTTGGTTATTGCGTCTCGGCCTGCGCAGCCGTATGGTGCGTATGCGAGTGTTGCTACGGATACGGTTGCTGGTCGTAGTGTGTCGCCTGAGGGTGCGTTGGCTATTGCGCATGTTTATGGTGCGGTGCGGTTGGTTTCGACGACGGCGGGGACGTTGCCGCTTGAGGTGATTGATACTCGCACTTCGACGAATAGTGTGGTGTCGGGGGCGCGTATTAGTTCGATGCTTAGGTATCGTCCGAATCAGGATATGAGCGCGGCGGTGGTGTGGACGCTGGTTGTGGCTCATCTTATGCTTCGTGGTAATGCGTATCTTGCTAAGTTGCGTGATGCGAGTGGTTATGTGAGTGAGTTGGTGCCGTTTAATCCGCAGTATGTGCATCCGTTTCGTGATGATGATGGTGTGAAAAAGTTTCGGGTTACGTCGTGGGATTCGATCCGTTTTGTTGATGCGGTGTTTGATTCTTCGCAGATTCTTCATATTACGGGTCCTGCTTTGACGGATGGTTTGAAGGGTGCATCACCGATTGAGGCTGTGCGTAATCGTATGGGTGTGCAGATGGCTCAGTCTGAGTCGCAGGGTCGTTTTTATTCGCAGGGGATGCATGCGAAGGGTGTGTTGAAGACTCCGGCTCAGACTTTGACGCGTGAAGCGGTTGATCGGTTGCGGACGGATTGGCAGAAAGCTAATCATGGTTTGGATAACGTCGGCAATATTCCTATTTTGCATAGTGGGCTTGAGTATCAGAGTGTGTCGATGAGTCCTGCTGATAGTCAGTTTATTGAGACGATGCAGTGGGGTGCGAATGAGATCGCAACGATATTCTCAATTCCTGCGGGCAGGCTTAATGCGGATGCTGGTAAGAATCAGGTTAAGTATGCGAATGTTGGTCAGGATGATGTTCATTTCTTGAAGCAGGCCGTATTGCCGATGTTGACGTTTATTGAGTCAGCGTTGAATATGGATGATGATCTTTTTGGGTATTTGTCGGCGTGGGTGCCGCGGTTTAATCCTGCTGAGGCTTTGCGTGTGGATCAGAAAACACGGTTTGAGGCTTACAGTATTGCGACGAGTGGGCAGCCGTGGATGACGCAGCAAGAGGTGCGGGATATTGAGGGGCTTGGGCCGAATGGTCCCGGGTTGGTGCAGGGTGCGTCGGCTCCGGTTGTGAGTAATACGGCGAATCGTGAGCAGCGTGGTTTGGTTGATGATGCTCCGGTGTTTGGTACTCGTAGTGAGCCGATTGTGGTTCAGGTTGGGCCGCAGGATCAGCCCGCGCCGCAGGTTACGGTGAATGTGCCTGAGCAGGCACCGCCGGTTGTGAATGTTCATGTGCCTGAGCAAGCTGCGCCTGTGGTGAATGTGGATGCGCCTATTGTGAATGTCGCAGCTCCAAATGTGGAAGTTGCCGCTCCTAATGTGTCGGTTGATGCGCCGGTGGTGAATCTCACGCCCGAGATTGTTATCGAAAATCCGGCACGTTCGGTTAAGTTTAGCCGCGATTCTAGCGGCAAGATCACAAACGCAGAGGTCAAATAATGGCAGACTTCGTATACAACATCGCTAAAGGCCGCGTCACCGAACTCGCCAACCGCGTCAACAACAACGACCCAACCAACAGCGCGTTCATCATCGTAGCAATCGCAGCAAACGGCGTAACCGACGCTACTTTGAAAGACATAGCAGACTTATCTTCAATACTCGCAACGGCCGCGGATGAAGTAACGCAAACCGGGTATGCACGCAAAACACTCACCGACACATCAAGTATCACCGTCACCACTGACAATACCAATGATTGGGTTATCGTGGATATGCCTGATCAGACGTGGAGCGCGGTCGCAGCGGGCGGCACCGCGTGGAGCGACCTAATCATTTGCTACGACAACGACACGACCTCGGGCACTGATGCGAATGTTGTGCCGTTGGTGCAACTGGATTTTGTTGCGACTCCTGATGGGTCGGATATCGTGGCGCAGTTCAATGCTAGTGGCGTGTATAAGGCGGCTTAGTTGTGGCTACGATTGTTGCGGCTGCTGGTGGCGGCAACTGGAGCGCGGGTGGCACATGGGTTGGTGGTGTCGCCCCTGGTACGGGTGATGATGCACAACTAACGAGTACCAGTGGCAACGTAACAATCGACACAACTACGTGTGTATGCCGTAGCCTCGACTGCACCGGATACACCGGAACACTCACACATATTAGCACGAATAAGCTATCTATTGGCGATGGTACGGCTGGTGCTGGTAGTAAGGCATTAACGTTGGTGAATGGTATGACGTATGCGCCTGCTGCTGGTGCGATCATCGATTTTGTGTCGAGTAGCGCGACGCAGCAGACGGTGGATTTTGCGAATAAGTCAGCGGGCGCGATACGCTTTACCACGGGCTCATATATTCTTGCGCGGAATACGAATGTCGCTGCGACTGCTGTGTGGACGGTGCAGGGAGCGACGTTTAACACCGGGAACTTTAACCTGAGCTGGCAGAGCACGGGACGCGGATCATTCACCATAACGAGCGGCACCGCTACACTAGGATCTTCAACGATCGATCTCGCGAATACTGGCACGGCTGCAACATTCTGGACATACTCTGGCGGGACGCTCAACGCTGGTACCTCTACGATTAAATCTATCGCTGGTACGTTCGCTGGTGGTGGGCAGACGTATTCGACGGTGCAGCATACTGCCGCTTCATCATCGGGTAGCGTCGCCCCGATTACGGGTGCGAATACTTTTACGAATCTTACGCTCAAGGCGCAAGCTTCTTCGTTTGGTGGTGTCTCGCTCGGCGCTAATCAAACGGTAACGGGCACGCTAACACTCACTGGGAACAGTACGACGCAGCGGCTATTTGTGTGTACCGATACGACGGGTACAGCGAGGACGATAACAGCAGCAAGTATAACGGGACAGTACACAGATTTCTGGGGCATTACTGGTGCTGGTGTAGGATCTTGGGACCTATCAGCGATGACGGGTGGGAGTGGTGATTGTGGCGGCAACACAGGGATCACGTTCACAACTCCGCAAAACAATTATGCAGTGGGTGTATCGACAACAGCTAACTGGAGTACCGCATCGATTTGGGCAAATAGTTCGGGAGGTAGCGCATCATCTGGGCGTATCCCGTTGCCGCAAGACACCGCGTTTATTGATTCAAACAGCGGAGCTGGCACAAAGATAACAATCAACTTGCCGCGTGTTGGTGCGGTGAATTGGAATAAGTCGAATCTCGAATGTGCGATTGGTAATGATGTCAATTTCTGTATGGGATTGACCATCACATCCGCGCTACTATTATCAGGATCGTTTACCGCAATATTTATCGGCGGTGGTAGTCAGACGATTAATACGAATAACACGTCTACGCCTTGGAATATGTTTTTGGGCGCGTTCGGTACGTATACGCTTGGAGGTGCTTGGACAAGCACTGGTACGTTTACCATTAGTGCGGGAACGCTCGACACCTCTGGGTATGCAGTTACGATACCAACATTCGCTTTTACCGGGTCGATAGCTAAGACGTTTACGCTTGGTGCGACGACGCTTACGCTTAACTCTACGGCAGCGGGCACCATTTTCGACACGGTATTCGCGAACACTACGGTGAGCGCGGCAAGTTCTACAATCGTTATAAGCGCGGCATCGGCGAATACCCGTACATTTGCGGGGAACGGTAACACATTCGGAACACTTACATATACCGTCGCCGGATCAACAGGCACCCTAGCTATAACGGGTAGCAATAGCTTTGACACCATCAATTTTAGCGATGTAACAAACGCGCGAACGCTACAATTCGCGGGGGGCTCGACAACCACGATTCGCACGAATTTTAATGTGAACGGTACCAGCGGTAAGTTGATGACAATATCACGCTCGTCGGCCTCGACCACTACCGTATCTAAAACGAGTGGTACGTATATCAGCATCGATTTCGTTTCCATGACCAACATCGTGACGAATAGTGCCGCGCCTCGTAAGTTCGCGGGTGCCAATAGCACTAACGGCGGCGGTAATACCAACTGGATATTTACAGCTCCCGTCGCTTTGACAGTTGTAACGGGCATTCCGTCTGAGACTGATTCGGCTTTTACTTCCAGCAAGGTCAAGCGTTATTCGTTGGGTATTGTTTCTGAAGCTGCGAGTGCGCTGGCTGCGACGGTGCGTAAGATTTTTAAACCGGGCTTCGCAGCGGAGACTGATTCTGCTTTAGCGGCTGTTGAGATTAGCCAACCCAACACTGCGCCTAATACGGGCGGTGGTTCGTGGGCGAATTTTATTAGCACTACTCCACCAATAATGCCCGATTCGTCGTTAGTTACCAGTGATGATGATGAAGCGATTATGTTAGCACTACTGCTGACACTATAATTGTGGGGTTATGGCGTGAGTTTTATTGACTCGTTTAGCGAAGAAGTACGAAATCATATAACGGGCGTAAGGTTTTGGGATACAAGTATCGCTGAGTCTCGTAGCGATATTACGGTTGAGATTCGCGACGCTGGTCCGGCTGATGATGGTGAATCTCCTGCGGTTGAAGCCTCCGAAAAACCACTCACCATATCAGGACTTGGTGCAGTATTCGACAAACCAAGCCTACCAATCTACGGCATGTTCATCGAAAAAATCAAGCGCGGAGCATTCAAAGAAGAACTCGCAACAAACCCAGACGTACGCCTACTCGTAAACCACGACGGCCTACCCTACGCCCGCACACTCAACAAATCAATGAGCGTAATCGAGAAACCAGCAGGACTCGCATTCAACGCAACACTAGCCGACACCGACGACTCAGAAACACTCTACGAACTAGTAGACGGCGGCTACGTGACACAATGCAGCTTCGCATTCCGCGTCCCCAAAGGCGGAGACAGTTGGGACTGTGCGTGTGGTGATCCATTCGGCCCAGAATGTGATTGCGCAGCATCCCAAATCGTGCGCACGATTACTAAAATTGTTGGTCTTCAAGAAATATCGATAGTTACTTTCCCCGCTTACCCTGATACGAGTGTACAGGTTGCTCGAAATGTTGAGCAAGTTGGGGAGCAATCCGCGCAGGCAGTGCGCAACGATCAGCGCGAAGATTCGGCCCCAACCTTGGCCGCGTCCAACACAGACGCGAGCAACCCAACTAACCACGCCCACGCATTGCGCGTATGGGCTGATTCTTTGGGAGATAAATATTATGAGCCAAGCAATAAAGGAACGACTTGCAGCTAACACCGCTGCAATGCGATCACTCGCTGATGCTATCGAAAAAGATGGCCTTACTGATGAGCATCGTGCTGAGTCTGAGCGACTGAAAGCAGAGATTCGTAAGGATGAGGATGCGCTCGCGATTGTTGAGGAAGCACGAAAGATGCCCGAGGCTGCACCAGTAGCACCGGCTGCTTCTCAGGATGCACTTCGAATGGTTGCTAAGCCATCCGAATCGCGAAGCGTAGAGATCGAAACACGCAGCCCATACGCTGCCGAAAATCGAAAAATCTCTTTCTTCGCAGACCAAGCAACCTTGACCGACAAACGAGCAAGCGACGCAGAAATCAGTGAAGCACGACAACGCTTGCTTGACCACTTCGCCAGTGAAGGCGACGAAGCATCCGCTCGCGAAGTCCGTGCGTATAGCGTAGGCACATCAAGCGAAGGTGGGTATTTAGCTCCTCCATCTTATTTGCAAGAAATGTTTGCAGACTACCTTACCAGTGGTCGGCCTACTGCTGATGTTGTGGGTAAAATGCCTATCCCAACTGTGGGACAGACGTTCTATATCCCAACTCAGACCGGTGCGGCTGCGGTA